AAGCATTAAATTATCAGGATTTGCTGTACCTAACACTGCTTTTAAAAACAAAGCATTAGTACGCCAATACCAAGCTTGTTTAGTAATCTTATTAAACCAAAGATCTTGTACTAATTTACCCCATACATCTCCGTGGCCCCAATGATAAGGTAGTAAATAGTCACCATTTCCTCTTGGGTCTGCTCTATGGTGATGCCCAATTAACCATATAACTTTAAATTTACTTGTCAAATCATTGTCAATAATGTATTCTGCTTGTGCATCTAGAGTAATTCCAGGATTTTCCCAACGTTGTTTAAGGCCAAGAATATCAAACACTGGAATTGGTGCCTCATCTGAAGGAATTGACCATGAATTGCCTACAACAAAGATTTCTTGACTCATGAATATTATAGCCTGTGGTGATAGTTTTACTGAGGGAGAAGGTTTAAAAGATAAATTACAATCTTATCCTAATCTTGTAAGTAAAAAGTTAAAAAGTAGTTTAATAAATTTAGCACAAAGCGGTGCTTCTGAATATCTTATTACAACACAAGTTGAAGAAGCTGTCAAGAAGAAACCTGATTTGATACTAATCGGTCATACAAGTGAGTATAGGTGGCAGGTTTGGGACTTTAGAAATAATATAAGACAAGGTTTTCTAGTAGCAAATCATATTCTTCAAAATGAAAAGTATTATAGAAACTGGTCATTCTCTGAACAACTGTTAGATAATAGAAGAAAAAAGACAAACGAACACCAAGCAGCATGGCACGCAGCTGGAATGCTATACTTTTCAGAACAACAAGAAGTTCAAAAAATATGGTCTGCCTTTGTAGCTAAACAAATACTAGTGTGTAAATTAGCTAATATTCCTGTTGTTCATCATTGTTGTTTTCCACATTTGCAACCACAATTAAAAGAATTAACAGATGACTATGTTGAATTTCATCTTGATTTAGAAAAGTATAAAGATCTTGCACCAGATAATTCTCATGCAGGTTTTAAAAGTCATTTAAAATTGGCTGAGTTGCTTATCAATAAGATTAGCTAGTTCTTTATGTGCTGTACGATTAGGATGTGCTCCATCAGGATAAAAAATTTCTGGGTGCTTTTTCCAAAACTTAATCTTTCTTTCAGCACTATCTAGTAAAAATTTACCACCCCACTTATCCTTATCTAGCATATCTTTGATGTACTTAATATCCCCAAAATACTCTGTATCTTGGAACTCAGGATAGAAATATTCTGTAATGCTGGGGAGTTTATAAAAACATTCAAAACTAGATCGTATTTTTTCAATACCACCTAATAGAATAAGCTTGTCTTTTATTTGTTGAAGACCTATATAAGTAGAGTCATTCATCCAAGTAATTTTAGTAAGGATGTTCTCTTCTTCAAACCATGTAGAGTGTTGATCTAAATCTAAATAATTAAAAGATCTCGTAGCACAAGTTTTAACATAAACAATATAGTCTATGTCAGCTAAATCGTGTCTTTCAAATATGTGATGGAGTATTAGTGTGTCGCCATGACCAGGCCAAGGGTAATGAATTACATGGTACTTGCCCATATTAGACAAATATTCAGAGATTGAATGCTCTCTGGCATGGTAATTAATATCATAACCCTTGATTGAGGTATCCCATTCACCAGCAGACCAGGAGTCGCCAGTGACTAGTATTTTAGGAACACGCATCCACGTATTCTTTAATCTCTGCCCACTTTTCTTCTTCTTCATCAAGATTTTGTTTGCGAACAATTGATGCAATCTTAGTGATGGTAGCTACAGGAATTCCATATTCATTCTTAATATCTTTTTTAAGTTCAGCCATTGATTCTCTAAGTGACTCTGCTTGAACCATTAAATCTACAATACGTGAGATTTCCCGTCTTAATTCTTGCTTAAGTGCTTGTTCCATTATTTCCCTCTATTACTTTAAATGTTGATCTAACTTTGGTTGGTATTTTTCTTATTTGGTGTTTTTCTTGTAAGTGTTCTAAAACTTCAGCGAACAACTTATAAGAAAGGTCAGCGCTATCAATAATATCATCATTAGCAACATTCTCAATTACAATCTTTTGATTGATCATATTGAGTGCGTTAACAATATTAGCTGACCCTATCATTCGAGTACCCTCGAAATCTCCTTCAGTGCGTGGTAAAACTAATTCATAAGTATCGTTTTCCCAAACTTCACCTTCTTCTTCATCAAATACTTCAATGGGCATACCTTTGAGAATATTCCATACAAGTTTATTAGCATCTGTAGTACGCATAGGCTAGCTCCCTCCGGTCGCTTTTAGACACACGCTTCGCGTGAATTTATGATGCGATCCAGTCGTCACGATGCGCTTCAGCATAGAACCAAGCAAGTGCAATCTGCATGGACCGAGACGCAGTTGTAGCGTCCATAGCGTCAACAAACTCACGTTTGAAGCGTAGCCAAGGATTGTTTGAAGTTTTGACAGGCTTGATTGTAGGCATGGTAGATGAGTTCCAGTGTTCACAACGCTTTGCATAAGCTGGCTGTGCGTTAAGCTGTTGCGTTGTCTCTCCGAGACCAGGCTTCAGCAAAGTATATAACTCTTTGAACGCTTCGCGTTTTTCTGTTTCACTAATGTCAGCAATCGAAATGCGTCGTGCATTACGTACTAAGTCTCTATAAGCGTTCTTCGATACGAGTTTAAAATACATTTTAATATCCTTATTTTTAGCATGAATTTAGGGTAAGTGCAAGTATAAATTTATTGATTGACTATATATCAAAAAGCGGTTCTAACATCTTTGGTGGGCGTGAAATTTTACCGTCCATCCAAAAATCACGCTCATTATACCAACGATGAGAACGATTTGTCTTCCAAAGATAATTGATACGACTAACTGCCGCATCATACTCTTCATGATATGGTGCTCTAACAATATCTAATCGCTGTTGTGCGTCATTCATCCACTCATGAGTTTTCCAAGGCGCCCATCGTGCAATGTTTTCTGCTTCACGAATTGTACGCATTACGCTCCAGTTTGAATATCCTGTATTCATTCCAAACTGTTGTGGTTTAGCTTTAACCATTTACTACTCCTATTTGATTTAGATGATTATAGTGATCAACAATGTCTACAATATAACGGGCTGCAAAAAACTCACCGTGTGTGTCGATGAGATTAGAATACTCGTCCATAATATCAGGTGCATGTTGAGAGAGAAAGGCACGTGCCTCGAAAAGATTTGGTCGTTTATGCATAAAGTGTTTTCCTTAATTGTTATATAGAATAATAACTGATAATTAAGCTGTAAGCAACTAAAATCAGTCTTGAGTAAGTTTTTTGTTGCCAATCAAATTAACTTTTTGTATAGTGTAAGAATGTATATAGATGAAAAACAACTTAAATTTGAGATTAAAGAAGTACACTCACAGATTCATGAACTTGCTAGTGATCTTGGTGGAGACATACGTTATCTACATCAAGAAATATCTGAGCTTCGCGAAACTATAGAGATACTTCAACAAGAAATAAAAATGATGAAGGACTTAATCAATGGCCCATAAACTTATCGGGTTTGCTCATTCTGCAAACTCAATAAATACACAATACATCAAAGATCAGCTTTCGGCAATTGCTAATGAGATTGACGGACTGGAAACAGAGTTCGCTGATGAAAGTGATTCTAGACTCCGTAGATGGTGTAAAAAACCTGATCGTTTACCTTGTTTAATGTTGTTAAAGAATGATGCCCATAAAATACATAAGAACGCAAAGTTAAGCTTTGAAGCCGCACTAGATTGGACAAAGGCACACATTGGCTAATGCCAAAAGCAATCTCCTGTATACCTCATAAAAATCGCATGGATGCTCACAAAGTTGAGTATTTAAAAGCTATTGCAGAGGCAATGGATTACCCTTTTCAATCAGAAGACGGACGTGACCCTTCTCCCGCACATCAACAATTAGAAGAAACTTGTAAAAAGCATACTGAAATACCTTATTGGCAGTTTACTAATTGTTGTACAGATTCCCTACAAATAGCCTTTTCTTTATATACTAAAACTGGAGACACGGTGATAGTACCTGCATATGGTTGGCGTGCAGTAACTAATGCTCCACAGTTTATGAAGTTAAAAGTAGAATATTGTGATATTGATGATACAGGTAATATTGATATCAAAGACATGATTGATAAGATAGAAGTATTTAAGCCCACAGCTATTCTAGTAGTACATAATTTTGGAACACTAGTAGATGTCTCACAGTTAACGGATATATGTGCTAAGTATAACGTAGCAATCATTGAAGATGCAGCTCCATCATTTACGATGGGAGAACCTTACAAATACAAACTAGGAACTTACTCTGATGCAGTGTGTTTTTCTTTTGATTTTACTAAGTCACCTGGATGTTTAGGAGCAGGAGGTGCTATTGCTACCTATAATATAAGAGACTATAAAAGAATTAAATCAATCTGCTCACATACAACGAATGAATTAGGTGTAGGTACAAAGTCATATCTTGATACAATATCAGCAGCAGTACTAAACAAAGATATAGAATTAATTGAGAAAATGCAGTATAGACCGCGTAAAGTCGAAGTTGCTACTTACTATATAAACAATCTTCCGTATAAAACTCTAAGCGGAGAAAATTACATTTATCATAGATTTATAATTTTACCTGAAAGACATGAAAAACAAAAGGTATTAGAAGCATTGAATTCACAAAAAATACTAGCTAAATCTGTGTTTAAACCTAATACAAACGCTTGTCGGAGGGCACATGACTTCTATCATAGAGCAGTAGAGCTCCCTTGTCATCAGTTTATTGATATAGAAGACTTAAATTCAAGGATTAAAAAAATAATATGAGAATCTTAATAACAGGCGGATTAGGTTTTATCGGGTCTCATCTAGTAAACATGCTAGGTGATGAACATGATATAGATATTGTAGACGGATTTTCCCAAGATTATGAAGGGTACAAATACATTCATAGAGGAAATAAAGGTTTAGATGAATGTAATGAAATTGAAAAGAAACATAGAGGATTAAATTTAAAGTATAGACTTGAGTTAATAAATAATAAGTATATGAGTTATTATAGATATCATGCTTTTACACAACTTCCTTTACAACAATATGATTTAGTAATTAATTGTGGAGCTTTATCAGAAGCTATTCTTTCACAACATTTTCCAGAGTTTACTAATAAGTCAATTATTGATAGTTTAAAGTGTCTTAAAAAGTTTTATCCTTCAACACCTTTCTTACATATAAGTTCTAGCATGGTTTACGGCACTTGGGAAGGACTAATTAACGAGCAGTACTCTTTAGGATCTGAGAACCTTTATGGTATCAGTAAAATAAAGGCAGAAACTATCTGCGATAAAAAAGATGTAATTTTAAGACCTATTCATGTTTATGGTATGGGTGACGGTAAATTTTCAATTTGGATGAATTTAGAAAGACAAATAAAAGCGAAAAAACCTTTTTTGATAGAGGCCGCTAGTTGTATTTATATAGACGATTTCAAATTAGCAATTAAAAATATTTTAGACAACTGGCAATCGGGCATTTATAATATTTCATATGACTTTATCAGATCTGCTGATGCAATTAAGTCTGTTTATCCTGAACCTTTTACAGCTCAAGAAAAGCTAGGTCCAACAGGAAAACCAAGAGGTAGTTTAGACTCGTCAAAGCTATTACATACATTCAACTTTAATTTTAAATATAAAGATTATGAGTCAACAATTAGGGACTACTATAAAAAATATGAAGATTTTCGTAAGAAATAATGACGTAAATAAAGCGCTAAGAATACTTAAAAAGAAGATGCTTGCAGAAGGTGTCTCTAAAGAAATGCGTGATCGTAGGCACTACGTTTCAGACAGCGAAAAACGTAGATTAGCGGCAAAAGCAGGCAAGAAACGTTGGAATAAAAAACGTGCACTACTTGAGCAGAAGTTCGTTAGAGAAGAAGCTAATCAATTTAGAAAGAATAAAAGAAAAAATGTTCAAAGATCTAACCAAGGTCCAAATCAATCCAGAAACCAAACACGTCCATCTGGCAATCAAAATCAGCGAAAACCACGTTCATAATATTGTTTTTACTTCTCTAGAATTTCTTGAGTTTATGCTAGATTCGACGAAGAAATGGGGCAATAATCAGTGGGATGTTTATAAGTTAAAAAACCATGTCAAAATGTGCTCAAGAGATTATCATTATCACTATAGGTTTTCTAACGAAGAATGGTCAACAATTAGATCACAATTTGCAGCACGCATAGACAGTGACAACTTGCATACTCCTAGTAATTAATTGTATTATATTACAAATAATAATTATGGAGTTTATAATGAAAGCATACAAAGGCACATTTAAGAAAAAGAACGGTGAACCTCGTGATATGGTATTTGCTAGATTACTTGATTTACCACAAAAATTCCTTGATACTAAAGTACAAGGAGCTGGTTCTGAGCAACAGTACCCAGAAGGTATGGAACTCGTTTGGGATCTAGAAGCTGATAATTTCAGAGTATTTAACTGGAAAGCAGCAGATAAAAATCCAAAGGAGTTTGACATTGACGAAAGTCTCTTTACATAAAGATTACGTATTAGTAGAAACAGATGATATTGATTTATCTGAGCTAAGAGCAGGAAAGATTGCAATGACATATTATATAGTAGAAATACATGATACTGAAAATGATCATATAGGTGTATTAACAGAGAAAGGGTCTGAGCATCCTCAAAAGTTCTCTTCTTTTTCACAAGCTAAAATACAATCTGCTTTACTGAAACAACAACTAACAGATAATATGTCTACTAAAATTGTGTCTTTTGAAGAAGAGTATAACAATGAGTGATAAAAAATCTTTAGAGATTATAAATGACGTAAATGAATTTGAATTAGTTCTCAGACTATTAGGAAATGAGATTGTAGCAATTAAACTTGCAGCTTCTAATTTTAATGGTAAGTTAATAATGTGGAGTATAATTCTAATGATTTTTACATTTTTAATTATGGATGTATTTGGTATTAGCCAAATGATGGGAATAACTTCAATAGATTAGTGCTTCGTTTGAAGTAAGATAGAATAGACGGGCTGGACCTGGGGGCGGTACCCAGCGCCTCCACCATAAACACATGAAACATTATATAAATTGGTTTAAAATATTATACAAAGAGTATGGTTTATTAGTAGCATTGGAGTGTGCTTACTACAATGCCAAACATTATAATTTAGATGGATCAAATAAGTAAGGTGTGTTTATGATGGGGGCGAAATAGGATCGACAGACGTAGTAAAAATCAAACTGAGAAGCAGGTGCGCAAGCGACCTTGACCGCAAGAAACTCGATAATTGCAAATGACAATTACGCGCCAGAAATGGCAATTGCAGCCTAATTAGTTAGGATGTGGGGGTGGGTACTACCTAGCAACAGAAGTGCCATTTTTATAGGATTTAAAATGAAAACGTACATACTAGGTAATGGCGGATATGCTCAAGAATGCTTCGAGCAATTCGTACTACGAGGCGTAATAAAAGATTTTGGAGGCTTTATCATTCTAAAAAATGATAAGGCTATTTTAATTAACGAAGAAGGTGTGAATGATTTTTCATACGATAAAGATTCAGCATTTGTGTTAGGCACAGGACATAGAAAGTGGAGAAAAGTATTCCTAGAGCATATGTTTAAGCACTATGATCAAACAATAACACATTTTCCAAACATTGCAGCAGAAAATGCTCATTTATCACAAACTAGTATTTTAGGTATTGGTAATGTGTTGAACTGCTTTGCTTTAACAAATGCTAATGCTAATTTAGGTAATTTTAATCTTCTTAATTGCTACTCTTCTGTTCATCATGATGTGAAGATGGGAAGTCATAATATTTTTACCACTTATGCTACAGTACTAGGATATTGTAATATAGGTGACGATAACTGGTTAGGTAATGGTACTACTATTACTTCAAAAACAGTTATAGGAAATGATAACACTCTTAGCTCTGGAGAACATTTATTTGATGATATGACAAATAGACAATTCTTCAAAGGCGGGGTCATAACAGAAAAACCATCAAAAACATGATTATATTTTTTAGAAGCTGCGAAGCTAACCTTAAGGCAGGATCTTTAGGTGATGAAGTTACGGGAGATGGTATCCGTTGGAACGGTAAACATAAACTTGATATTATACGTAAATGTTATCTATCAATTCAAACAGATCTTGATGATAGAGATTTAATTATTGTAATTGATGATAGAACTACTCCAGAAACACTTGACTGGATGCGTAGAAATACAAAAGCTCAGTTTAGAGTACACCCTATAACCCCATTACCAGAACTAAGAGCTAATCATCCCTATCCTAATTATCACCCTGTTCTAGCAAATTCTGCACCAGAACTTATGGAGCATTTAATAGCAGTAGCAGAATCTAATCCTGATGAAGTAATTTATATGTGTGAAGATGATTATTTACATGTTAGCCATGCTATGCCTGCTATGAGAGAATTATTTAAGCAGAATTATCAAGGGTTTTATATCCCATACGATTATCCAGATAGGTATACTTTAGATACTGATAGAAATTGTGAATTACATATATGGCAATATGGACACTTAAGAAGTATCCCAAGCTCTACCCTAACTATGGGTGCTTTTGGATCTACATGGTTAAAGTACAAGTACGAAATTCTAAGAGCAGGAGCATTTGCTGATGACTCTTGGACTTGGAAAGCTTTTAAACAAACAGGCGCACTATGCCCGATTCCTGGACATGCTACTCACCTTCAAGATGGTTGTATAACTCCTTTTGTAAACTGGGAAACTATCTATGACTCAATACCCACACCTAGCTAATTTTAATACTAGCGAAGGTCATTGGCTAGATAGAAACTTATATAGACCTATTGTTCAAGAACTATATGCTAATTATAAAATAAAAGAAATATTAGAAGTAGGATTTAATATTGGGTACTCTTCGTCTATGTGGTTAGAGTTTGATCCAGATAAAAAATCCTGTATTACTTCCATAGACATAGGAATTCATAAAGATACCTTACCCGCATCTAAAGCAGTAAAAGACTTGCATGGAGAAAGATTTTCATTTATACTGTGTGATAGTAAAAAAGTATTAAAGCAATTAAAAAATAAACTCTTTGATTTAGCTTTTATTGACGGGGATCATACAGAACCAGGTATTTATAATGATGTGCATCTTTGTTTGGAATTAGGTGTGCCTTTATTATTGTTTGATGATTATTACATAGATAATGATGTACACCCTGTTAAAAAAATATGTGAACAAAATTTTAAAAATAAACTATCTTTAATCAAGGTTTTTCACCTTGAAGGTCATGCATCAAAAATAGCGTTATATTCTAATGATACCATTCATACTTCCAAAAACTATCTTGCAAGACAGATTTCATTCTTATCTCCAAAAAGCCCAAGAAACTAATCAGTTTACAAACTATGGTTGGGCTGTTCAGGAGTTAGAAACTCGTGCTCGTGATATGTTAAAAATTGACGATTCTAAGGCAGTTATTGCAACTTCTAGCGGTACAACTGCACTACATGCTATGTTATGGGCAATACAAAGGCAAGATGAAAAACAAAGAATAGGTACTCAAGATTTTACTTTTGCGTCTAATTCTATTGGACCTGCTGAAGGTCCGATTGTAACAGATATGCGCAGTGATCTTAATATAAACTTAGATGATGAATATATAAAAATGGCTAGTATATTATTAGTAACTAACATATTCGGACATCTACAAGACTTTGACTACATATCTAATTACAACTTTCCTTATTTAATTTTTGATAATGCAGCTACTCCTTATAGTTTTTGGGAGGGCACGAATAGTTGTAACTTAGGCACAGGTTCGTATGTTTCTTTGCACCATACAAAACCTTTAGGATTTGGTGAAGGTGGTTTAGCTATCATAGATAAAAAGTATGAAGAACAAACTAGAATAGCCTGTAATTTTGGTATTGTAGATGGTAAATTTAATGAACGTAGTGGTAACTATAAAATGAGTGATATATCAGCTGCTGGAATTTTGCAGTGGTGGGATCAATTTGATATAGAAGAACTTAGAGGTAAATTTGTTGATAATTACTATAAGTTAAGATACGAAATGAGAGATGTCGAGGGAGAAGCCTGGATTAACTATGGTGATGATGAAAACTTCTTTCCCTCATGCTATCCTTTTATTCATGACCAAGTTACAGAAGTAGTAGATAACAAATATAAGTATGAGGCTAGAAAATATTATAATCCTTTAAGAGATTTTTCAATATCTACGCAACTTTATAAAAGAACTCTGTGTTATGCACTTACTGAAGGAGTTGAGTCATGTCTAAAAAAATAGCAGTAGTAACTGGTTATGCAGGATTTATAGGATGTACCTTTGTACGCAAACTGTTAGAAGCAGGATATTATGTACATTGTGTAGATAAATTTAGTTACTATTCTGACTTACTTCCAGGCAATCAAGCTGTAGAAAAGTATCAAGATCAAATGTTTTGGACTCAAGGAGACATAACAGAATTAGATTGGTTACCTGAATGTGATGTTGTTTTTAACCTTGCGGCTGAAAGTGATGTAGATAAAAGTAACCAAAACTCAGCAGCTTTTATTCAATCTAATATTGAAGGGGTTAGAAATCTCTTAGAAATTATAAACAATAGAATTGTAATAAGAGCTGATAAACCTTTATTTTTTCAAGTATCTACTGATGAAGTTTATGGGGATACCATGAATGGTTCATACAGTGAATCACAAACTTTAAATCCTTCTAATCCTTACGCGGCAACTAAAGCATCAGCAGATTTATTAATACAGAGCTGGGCAAGAACCCATGGACTAGATTATATCATAGCCCGTCCTTCTAACAACTATGGACCTTATCAATACCCTGAAAAATTAATTCCTTTAGCTGTTAAAAGATTAGATAGAGGTAAGAAAATTAAACTGCATAATGGAGGAAAACCTATTAGGACTTGGACTCATGTAGAAGATACAGCAGATGCTTTGATTATGTTGTATGAAAAAGCTGAAAGAAATCGTATCTATAATATATCTTCTGAATTTGAACAAACAAATGAAGATACTGTAAGAAAAATTATTAATTCATACTATATGGGTAATGCTTCTAGAGATGTTCCTGATTGGAAAGATTATATAGATTCAGACTATGAAAGGCCTGGACAAGACGTTAGATATGCAATAACTTGTGATCCTTTACGAGAACTTGGTTGGGAACCTAAAAAAGTATTTGACGAAGAAATAGCACAGCTTGTAACACATTTTAAAAAGAATTGGAAGTGGTAATGAGAGTATTTATTACAGGTATCGGAGGGTTACTAGGTAGTACAATGGCCCGTCACCTTATCAATAACGGACATGAGGTTATTGGTATTGATAATATGATAGGAGGAGTAGAAGGTAATGTACCTGAGTTAGCTGAGTATATAGAAGGTGATATATTAGATACAGAGTTAATGAAAGAATCAATGAAGGGTTGTGAAGTAGTTTTTCATACCGCAGCCCTTCCTTACGAAGGTTTAAGTGTTTTTTCTCCTACAATTACTGCATCAAGTATAGTATCAGGAACTTTATCAACAGCAGTAGCAGCTATTGATAATAAAGTACGACTATTTATAAATTGTAGTTCTATGGCTAGGTATGGAGCGCAACAACCTCCTTTTACAGAAGATATGATTCCTGCACCTGTTGATCCTTATGGATTAGCTAAAGTACAGGCTGAAGATCATTTAAGAGTTTTAAATGATATTCACGGATTAAACTATTTAACAGTTGTACCCCATAATGTAATTGGTAAAGGACAGCGATACTATGATCCATTTAGGAATGTAGTAGGTATTATGATTAATCGTGTTTTACACCACAAACCTATTATTGTGTATGGTGATGGAGAACAAAGACGTTCTTTCTCTCACGTACTTGATTGTATTAAAGCAGTATACCAAATGATGGAAAGCAGTCGTACAGATTTGTGTGGGCAAGTTTATAACATTGGTCCGGACGATAATGAGATATCTATTAAAGAATTAGCTTACAAGGTAGGGCACCACTGCGCAGTATATCCTAATCTAGAATATTTTCCCGACCGTCCTGCAGAAGTAAAGAACGCCTTTTGTTCTAGCCAAAAAGTAAGAAACGAGTGGAACTACAATGCTACTATTTCTGTAGATCAAACTATTAAAGAAATGGTAGATTGGATTAAACCAATTAAAAGAGAATTTGAGTATCATTTACCATTAGAGTTTGTTACTGACAAAACTCCCAAGACTTGGACAGATAGGTTGATCTAATGCTTAGTTCTATTGAATGGTTAAAACTTAGATGTTTTGAGTATGAATTAGAGAACCTCAAAATGACTAATGGTAACCCTGTAATGTTAGAATGGTTAGAAAAAGAAATAAATAGATTAAAAGAGATGATAGATGGCAGTTAAAGTAATAGTACCTTACGTATTTGAAGAAGAAATTAAAGAACATAAAAGTACTAACTGGAAGTTAAATGCTCATTATGAGCGTGATTTAGCAGGGATTGGTTGTGACTTAATGTTTCAAAAAATGTGGAAGCAATTTCCTGAAGACGATATTTTTATACTCCATGCAGACATGACACCACATCATGATAGCTGGTTTGAGGAGGTCTTAGACCATGTTGAACAATACCCAGAAGCAGGAATGTTTGGTTGCTTACTACTTTACCCCGCAAGAAATGAGACGGGCGAATATTACATACAATGTGCCGGAGGACGCTTCACAAATGAAAGCCCAGATCACTTCGGAAGCGGTCTTATACTTGAAAACGGGAACAAATTCAAAGAAGAGCTGGAAGTCGATAGAGGTCAATACGACAAAACTAGGGAAGTTGCCTGGACAACGTTTGGAGGATGTTATATCCGAAGATCCTTTATTGAAAAGGTTGGGGATTTCGACCCCGCCTATGAATGGACGTACAACAGAGATGTCGATTACTGCCTTCGAGGAAGAGAACTTGGTGAACGTATTTATCAAATTCCAGTCAGACTGTTTCATCACGAATCTAGAGACACCAAAAGAATAAAAGATGACAGTAAAGCTAAAATGGAAATGAGAAACCTCGCAAGACTGCGTACGAAATGGGGCAATTCAAAATTTTATAAAACGCTGGACAGAGAGATGAAAAATGGATAAAGTATATATAACAAAAGAAGAACTAACAAAATCAATCCAAAATAAGAGAAAAAACTCTGGCCCTTTTATAACGGCATTAGTTTTGTTTTGGATACTTGTAAGTTCTATATTATTTTTGATTCCTAGTATTGTATTTGGATTGGCACTTTTAATTGTTTATATACCCTTTTACTTTATTGATCAACATATTCTTGAAAGGAAAATTAATGGCTGAATATAGCGGAAAAATGTCAGAGACGTTTTGTCAAACGGCTCTCAATATGGCAGACAGAGAAAAAGGCAAACCTACAGATGTAGAAAGAAATCGTATTCATGGGTTATCTACAATTAGAACACGGTGTTTAATTAGTAACTTGTGTGCAAAAACAAATACAAACTATTTAGAGATAGGAGTTTATAAAGGCTCTACAGTAATCTCTGCAATGTTTGATAATTTAACCACTAAAGTAGTTGGAGTAGATCATTTTTTATATGACGAAAGAGAAGCTAATAAGTGGGCACCTGAAGGTTTTATTTGGGATAATATGAAATCACAACTTGAGTCTAATCTTAATATGTATAAACATGCAAAAGATAGACTTAATATAGATAATTTTACTATGATACAAAGTAGCTTTGAAGATGTGGACTGGACTAAACAACCTAAGTTTGATGTTATTCACTTTGATATAGCACCTATCTCAGAAAAAATATATAATGAATTTTTTGAAAAAGTATCAGTGGCAATGGCTCCTGAATGCGTTGTTATATTTAGTCAACAATCAGATTCATCAACAGCAGAAAAACTAAATAAAGCTTTACTTAATCATTCTGATAAAGTTATTGAAAGATTTAAAGAATATCGTATT